TATAACCAAAACAAAAAATCAAAATCAAATGAAAAACATACATGTATTACCAACAGAGAAACCAAGTAGGTTGTTTGTTACAGATGGTAAACTTTTTAATTATCATAAACCTCAAAAAGGAGATGGAATTAAAATCATTAATCAAAACATCTACATCACTTCTGACGAACCTGCTTATCCATACGCTTTGCATTTAAAAAACAGAGAGGTTTTTAAAACACGAGCAGTTGGCTCTCATTCTTTGGAATTATACCACGACAAAGGATTTAGTTATCCAGAAGAATGCAAAAAAATCATCATAACAACAGACCAAGACTTAATTAAAGATGGTGTACAAGCTATTGATGATGAGTTCCTTGAATGGTTTGTTAAGAATCCGAGTTGTGAGGAGGTTGAAGTTCAAGATATATCAATGCAGTACCACGATGAAGGTTATTACGAATACAAAATCATCATTCCAAAACAAGAACCTAAACAAACAGATGAAAAAGGAAATCCTATTACTTATTGGGGTGGATTAGAAGAATCTAAACAAGGATTAGAAAAAGAAATGTTTGAGTTAGAGCAAGAACTTGATATACCATCAAATTTAAGATGGCACAATTCTAAACCTAAACAAGAAACACTTGAAGAAGCTATAAAAAAAGAATATAAATTCAGAATTGGCTCTCATTCATTTACTAATCCTGTAGATATAGGCGGTCAAGAAGAAATAATTTATAGTAAAGAAAATATGAAAACACAAGAATCAAGATTACAAGAAATTAAAGTAGAATTAGATAATTCAAATTCAAGGCTATATAATTTATCAAATGAGCTTTATGAACAAACCGCAAATCTTTGTGGTGAATTTATCAGACCTATAACTACGTCATTAGAAAATAAAAAAATAGGTGATTTTTATTTAGATATTTTTAATGCTCAAATAGGATTTCAAATAGCTGTTATTGAAGAAATTGAAAACACATTAAAGTATTTAAAAAACGCAACAAATAAGATATGAAAAAGAAATTAATAGAGATATATTTTAAAACACTTGAAATGGAAAAAAGAATGTTTGAAAATACTTATTTGTGGGGTAAAGGTAAGGAATTAAGACAAGAGAAATTAAAGTTAAAGTTAATAGAAAGTAGGTTAAATAAAATTTAAAAACAAATAAAATTATGGGGACATTAATAGGGTTTTTAGGACACTTTTCATTAGGATTTATTATAGGAACTATAATCTCAATTACATTTATTAAACTGTACAAAACTTTTAAAAACAAATAAGATATGACAGCAGTAGAATGGTTATTAGTTAGAATTAATGATGAGTATTTGTATAAATATTACAGCAAAGATATTGAACTAGCCAAAGAAATGGAAAAGCAACAGATTATTGATTTTACCAATGACTTTATTGATGACTTTATTGATGAATGTACTTATGGAGATTACAATGGGGATGTTCAAATAAGCAAAACAATAGAAGAATACTACAACGAAACATTTATAAACAAATAAGATATGGAAATAGCAGAATTAAAAACATTGTGGAAAGTCGCAAAATCATTTTGGATTACAGGATTTATATTTTGGTTATTAGAAACTATTGTATTTTTAATTATTGAGGGTTGGCACATTAAAGCAACGCATCCAATAGAAATAAATTGCGATAATATAGTTTCATATATGTGGGAATTTGCATTGAATTTGACAGTTGTAACTTCTATTTCTTTTTTAATTATCATAAATAAAAAAAAATAACCCCGATTGCAAGGATAAATGCTATAAATACTATGAAAATTAAAATATCAATTTTAAATGAATTTAATTTTGAAATAAGTACATATATTACTGATTTAGATTCCTATGAATTATTAAAAAAACACAACATTCCAGTACAAGATAAAATAGATGAAATGATTCACAAAGTATATTTTAATCAAGTAAGCGAGAACAATCAAACAGAAGAAAAAGTATTAGTATTAAAAAAAGCTGAAGATTTCCAAAAGGACACAGTATCTTTTTCAATGGATAAAAACCGAAATGAAATTTTAAAGCTATGCCCTAACGGAGATATTTTTGTCAAGGGTAGATTAGCTGAAAATGATAAGCAAGTAGTTGATGCGTTTAAAGAATGGTTAAATAGTCAAAGTTTTAGTATTTAACAAATAATATAAAATAGGCAAATAACGGCGATTATTGCCGTTATTATAAAATTGGGTAAATAAAATAAAATAACCTTTGTCAAAACTAATTTAAAAAAATACTACATTTGTATTGATTTTGAATTATGTTTTGGTTAACATGAGTAAAATGGAGGTTGTTTACTTTGAACGCCTCCATTTTTTAATAACCTTAAATTTTGTATTTATTAATTAAAAAATAATTATCTTTGCTTTGTAGAGTAGTCGCTACAATTAAAAATTTATATAAATTCCAGCATTGATAAAGACGACTACCTTTTGACATGCTGGTTTTATTTTATGGAATGGAAAGCAGTTTATTACAACGGATTAGAAACAAACGTTGAAGTTACAAAATGTGGCAAAGTAAGAAAAATTAAAGTTGATTGGTATGGTGATCATTTTAATTGTAAAATTGGCGAAGTAAATTTTAGTAAATTAAAATTAACATCTGAAGGTTATAGGCAAATAGGGATTCAAATAAAAGGATTAAAAGCTAAACAAATTCAATTGCACCAGTTAATAGCTTCAGCATTTTTAAATTACAAATTTAATGGGCATAAAAAAGTTGTAATGCATTTAGATGACAATCCTTTAAATAATAATTTAAATAATTTAAAAATAGGAACTCATAGAGAAAATATGTCACAAGCAAGAACAACTAAAAGTGGATTGCCAGTTGGAGTTTGTTTTGATAAACAAATGAAAAAATATAGATCTCAAATTTATATTAATGGCAAAAGAATTTTTTTAGGTCTTTTTAAAACTATTGAAGAAGCATCAAATACTTACCAAAATAAATTAAAACAAATATAAATTTAAAATCAAAAACTATGCTTAACCTTTTTAAAACAAGAAACAGATTTGAATTAGACAGACCAACTAATCAAACATCTGAAATTCTTTTTGAACTATTAAACAAAAATACAGCCTCAAGGTCCGAGCTTATGGAAATGACCGGCTGTTTAAATGTTACTGCAATCATTTCGAGATTAAGATTAGACCACGAAATAGAAATTAAGTGCAATTTTAGAGATGTACTTAATAAACATGGAAGACCGGTTAAATTTGGAATATATAACTTAGTTAACAAAGGAGACGCATTACAGAAATACAATACAATAAATAAAAGATAATCAATTCACATGCAGAAATTTAAAATCAGTGAGATAAAACTCAACCCAAACAATCCACGTTTAATAAAAGACGACAAATTTGAAAAGCTGGTAAAGTCAATAAAAGAGTTTCCAGAGATGTTAGATATTAGACCTATTGTAGTTAATAGCGATATGGTAATTCTTGGAGGTAATATGCGATTTAAAGCATGTAAGGAAGCCGGCCTAAAAGAAATACCAGTAATTGTAGCCTACGATCTAACAGATGAGCAACAAAGAGAGTTTTTAATTAAAGATAATACAAGTGGCGGAGAATGGGATTTTGAAATGTTAGCAAACGAATGGGACGTTGAACAACTTGAAGAGTGGGGACTTGATATTCCTAACTTTGAAACAGACGAAGTTTTAGAAGCTGAAGAGGACGACTTTGACGGAACACCTCCAGAAGAACCTATTACAGTTTTAGGAGACATTTACGAAATAGGAGAGCATCGTTTGCTTTGTGGTGATAGTACAGACAGCGACCAAGTTGCAAAGTTAATAGGAAATAATAAAGTTGATTTTATTTGGACAGATCCTCCTTATGGTATAAACGAAAAAGGAGACAGGAGTAAAAGAGGAGGTTTAGCAAAAGGAAATAATTTGCCTGACTTTAAAGATGATACTATTCAATACGCAATAGATGCTTTTAATCAACCTTTTAATTTAGATGTTAAATATCAAGTTTGGTTTGGTGCTAATTATTATTGTCATACATTGCCACAAACTGCAAACTGGTTAGTTTGGGATAAAAGAGTAGAGGATAATCAAAGAAATAATAATTCAGATTGTGAGTTAGCTTGGATAAAATCTAATTTTAGTTCTATTCGTATTTTTAGACATTTATGGAAAGGAATGTTAAAAGATAGTGAAAGAGGAGAAAAAAAAGTTCATGCTACTCAAAAACCAATTGCTTTAGTTGAATTTTGTATAAACGAATACAATAAAGATTGTAAAACAATTTTAGATTATTTTGGAGGAAGTGGAGTTTGTATGGTTGCTTCGCATCAATTAAAAAAACAAAATTTAACAATGGAGTTTGAGCCACATAATTGCGATGTAATTTTAAAACGAATGATTAAACTTGATCCGAGTTTGATTATCAAACGAAATGGAATAGTAATAAATGACTTTGAATAATGGCATACGATAGGAAAAAAATATTTGAACAGGCAAAGGAAGTTATAGTAAAACATAAACTCTTTTTTATTGAGGACATTGTGGCTTTTTTGCCAATTTCAAAACCGACTTTTTATGATTATTTTAATCCTGACTCTAACGAACTTAACGAACTAAAAGGATTGTTAGAAACAAACAGGACAGAACTAAAAGTTTCGATGAGGTCAAAATGGTACAAATCAAACGCACCAGCTTTGCAAATGGCATTGATGAAATTGATTGCAACTCCAGAGGAATTGAAAAAACTTTCAATGCAATATAACGACCATACAACCGGAGGCGAAAAGATACAAGTTATTAACTTAGGGGAAGGAATAAAACCGAATGAAGCTAATTAGTAAACAGGAAAACGCAGTTTATTATTTAAAAGATAACCAAACCAAAGAGATTGTTTACGGAGGAGCTGCCGGAGGTGGAAAATCCGCTTTAGGTATTCTTTGGCTAATTGAACAATCACAAAGGTACCCAGGCACTCGTTGGTTAATGGGAAGAGCTAAATTAAAAGCATTAAAAGAAACAACCTTAAATACTTTTTTTGAGCTTACTACAAAGCTCGAATTATCAAACCAATATCACTACAATTCACAATCCGGTGTAATCACTTGGAATAATAAAAGCGAAATCCTACTTAAGGATTTATTTTTGTATCCGGCCGATCCAAACTTTGACAGTTTAGGTTCGTTGGAAATAACGGGAGCTTTTGTTGATGAGTGCAACCAAATAAGCCATAAGGCTTGGCAAATTCTAAAATCTCGTATTAGATACAAATTAAACGAATATAATTTAATACCTAAATTGTTAGGAACGTGCAACCCATCAAAAAATTGGGTTTATAATCAATTCTACATAAAACAAAAAAACGGAACGATTGAAATTGATAAAAAGTTTATTCAGGCTTTACCTCAAGACAATCCACATTTACCAGCTTCTTATTTAGAATCGCTTTTGTCACTTGACGAGAATAGTAAACAACGTTTATATTTTGGAAATTGGGAGTATGATAACGACCCTTCAAAACTTATTGATTTTGACAAAATACAAAACGTTTTTACCAACGAATTTATTGAGGGTGGGCAAATGTATATTAGTGCGGATATAGCTCGTTTTGGATCGGATAAAATGGTTATTTGTGTTTGGTCCGGTTTTAGGGTTGTCGATATAGTTTCATTAAACAAATCCTCAATTGTAGAAATTGCTCAGCTAATTAGAGAGCTAGCAAACAAATACAAAGTCACGATGTCAAACGTAATAATTGACGAGGACGGAGTCGGAGGAGGTGTTGTTGATATGCTAAAAGGATGCAAAGGATTTATAAACAATTCAAAGCCTTTATTAGTAGAAAACCAAATTGTACAATACCAAAACTTAAAAACGCAATGTTATTTTAAATTAGCAGAATTAATACAAGGCGATCAAATTTATATTAAGTGCCAAGAACAAACAATAATTGACGACATAACAAAGGAGCTTGAAATGGTCAAAAGAGATAAGATTGACAGCGACGGAAAGCTCCGAATAATATCAAAAGAAATGGTAAAACAATCGATTGGGAGGTCGCCAGATTATAGCGACGCATTAATGATGAGAATGTATTTTTGTTTTGAACAAACATTTTTTACGTTTTAATATTTTTTTTTTTAATATCTTTGACGTATGAAAGAGACAATCAACAATATACTCCAAAATTTAACAGGCAAGTTAATGGGCAAAAATGTTTATAACGAAGCATTTTTTAGCTATTTAGGAGCTGGATATACATCTTACGATGTAGATAATAAAACTTATATCAACAAAGGATACAATACAAACCCTGACGTTTTCGCTTGTATTACTCAAATGGCAACTAAAACAGTTTCGGTTCCATACGAGGTTAAAATTGTAAATGATAAAGAAAGCTACAAAAAACTAAAGAATTTCCAACGGGCAACTGCTGGAAATTTTGACTTTATACAGCAAATCAAAAAAGCAAACCTACAAAAGAAATCTTACGATGAGGTTGATTTGGCTTTCCCAATGGAGCAACCGAATACAACTCAGACGTGGAGTGATGTTTGGGCACTTTACAAAACTTATATGAAACTAACAGGAAACTGTTATTTTTATTTGTTAAGTCCAGAAGAGGGAGCGAATGCGGGTATTCCAGTTCAGTTATATGTTTTGCCGGCTCACTTAATGCAAATTGTATTAAAGCAAAAGGCTAACATGTTGAGTACTGAAAGTCCTATTGATCACTATGTTTTGATTGAGGGCAACACAATGATTAAGTTCATGGCTAAGGATATAATCCACATTAAATATTCAAATCCAAACTTTGACCTTTCAGGATCGCACTTATATGGAATGAGTCCATTAAGAGCCGCTTTAAGAAACATAAATAGTTCAAATAGTGGAATTGACCTAAATGTAAAAACTTTGCAAAATGGAGGAGCTTTTGGCTTTATTCATGGTAAGGGTACTCCTTTGTCAGTTGATCAGGCTAACAGCTTAAAAGAGCGTTTAGTTGAAATGGATGCAAGTCCAGAGAGATTGAGCCGAATTGCTGGAGCAAGTGGGCAATTAGCATTTACAAGAATATCATTGACAACGGACGAATTAAAACCGTTTGATTATTTAAAGTTTGACCAAAAAGCAATTTGTAACGTTTTAAACTGGCCGGATGAGTTATTGAATAATGACGGGAAATCTAAATTAGGTAGCACCGACACAAACCAAGCTCGTAAACAAGCTATTACAGACAATATTTTACCGGATCTTACTTTATTACAAGACTCGTTGAATAAAAATTTTATTAAAAAGTTTAAAGGATACGAGAACGCTGTAATTGAGTGGGATGTTGATGACTTGCCAGAGATGCAAGAGGATATGAGTAAGAAAATGGAATGGTTAAGTAAAGCACCATTAACTCCAAACGAAGTTCGTCACGCTCTTAAATATGATATGATTATTGAGGACGGAATGGATACTGTTTGGGTTGATAGCAATAAGCAAAGAATTACAGACGTTTCAATGACGGCTTTTGATGCTGCAAATACTATTTAATGATAAACTGGGAGCGATTGCAATATATGTACGAAAGGAAAGCGTACAGAGTTGTGCAAAAGCACATCAAAAAGATTTTAGGGGAAATTCCTTTAAATAATATATCTTTATCAAATTATCAAATATTAGTTTATTCAAATATTACAGAGGATAAGATTAGAGATATGTTCATTGACATTTATACAACGGTCGGATACGATTATAACAAAAGAATAAAAAAGGAAATAGAACGCACAACAAAGAACGTTTTATTTTCGGATTCATTTTTACAAGATATTTTAGTATTTTTGTCAGGAGAGGGAGGAGCTAAAATAGTAAGCGTAAGAGGAACGTTAATTGAGGACATAATTAAAGCGATTGAGGATAAATTAAAGAACGACACGTCTTTAATAAATTTACAAAACGCAATTTATGAAATAGTGCAAAGGTCACAACAGTTTTATAAATGGCAGGCTTTAAGAATAGCGAGAACTGAAACAACTTTCGCTTCGGCTTACGCAGCAATGCGAGCGGCATCACAATCTAACTTTGAAATGACAAAGGAATGGATTGCAGCCAAAGACGATAGGACGAGAAAGGACCACAGATTAGAAAACGGGCAAATTGTTGATTTTAACGATCCGTTTATAATGAATGATGGAAGCCAATTGCAATACCCAGGCGATCCAAAAGGAACAGCCGCTCAGGTTATAAATTGCAGGTGTACAATAGCCTTTAAGGCAAAGAAAGACAAAGACGGGAATATTATATTTAAAAAATAAAAGATATGGATTTTAAACAATTATCTTACGACTTAAAAGACTTGGACGAGAACAAAGGGATTGTGGTTGCTTACGCAAACGCTTACAACTTTAAAGACTCAGACGGAGACATTTCGGCTCCAGGTTCTTTCAATAAGACAGTAACAGAGAATTTCAAAAGAATTAGAGTTTTAAAGGACCACAATCCAACGATGATGATTGGAGTACCTTTGGAAATAAACGCAAATGATCCTTACGGATTATTAACTACGTCTCAATTTAACATGAACAAGCCATTAGGTAAAGACATGTTCACAGACGTAAAATTGATGCACGAAAGCGGTTTAAATGCTGAATTGAGTATTGGTTACCAAGTTTTACAAAGAGACGCTAAAAACAAGGCGGTTATTAACGAATACAAGTTAATGGAATACTCTTTCTTGTCAAGCTGGGGAGCAAACGAATTAAGCACCGTTCAAGGTTTAAAAAGCATCAAAAGCCATTACGGTATTATGGAATTAATCGAGAAAGCGTATAACTTAGATTATAGCGATCAAAGATTAAGAAATATCGAACAACTATTAAAATCACTTTCAGATGAGCCGGTAGAAGTTGCCACTTTGAATGAGGAGCCGATTATATTAAACACATTGAAAAATTTTACACTTTAAAACAAAAAAACAAAATGGAAGCATTAGAAATTAAAGCTGCTTTAGAGGGAATCAAAGCACAAGTTGAAACAAAAACTGCTGAACAATCAGTAGAGGTTAAGTCTTTAATCGAAGCATTAGAGGCAAAAATGGAATCAAAAAACAACGAAACAATCGAAGCGTTGAGAGCTGACTTAAAAGCTATTCAATCACACGCAGACTTATTGGACGTTAAATTACAAGAAAAAAATGCTGAGACTAAGTCAACAGGTTATTTTGACGTAATGGAAAAAGCATTGAACGAAAACTTCAATGAAATCAAAGAAGTAAGAAGCGGAAAATCTGTACAAGTGAAAGCTGTTGGAGATATGACTTTGTCAAACTTGACAGGAGCTCAACCAAAAGATTACAACTTCAACACTGTAATGATTCCAGGTCAATTGGTAAACGTTGCTGACTTAGTTGGATCTGTAAGCATTGCTGGAGGAACTTATACTTTCCCAAGAGAGGGAGCTGGTGAGGGTTCAATTGCTGCTCAAACTGAGGGTTCTTCTAAAGCACAAAGAGATTACGACTTTACAATGGTTGACGTGAATACTGACTTTATTGCTGGTTTCACTCGTTACAGCAAGAAAATGGCTAACAACTTGCCTTTCTTGACTTCATTCATTCCAAACGCTTTACGTCGTGATTATTTCATCGCTGAAAACTCTGCGTTCAATACCGTATTGGCTGGAGCTGCAACAGCTTCTACTGAGGTTATCGATGACAAAAACAAAATTGAAATGTTGATCAACGAGATTGCAAAATTAGAAAACTCAAACTTTGCTGCAAACGGTATCGTTGTTCGTCCGTCTGACTTCTACGACATCATGAAAACTGAAAAATCAACTGGAGCTGGTTACGGACTTCCTGGAATCGTTGTTTACGAGGGTGGAGTTTTAAGAATCAACGGAATCCCAGTTTACAAAGCTACTTGGGTAACTGCTAACAAATATTTTGTTGGAGATTGGTCAAGAGTTAACAAAGTTGTAACTGAGGGATTATCTTTAGAATTCTCAGAGCAAGAGGGAACTAACTTCGTTAAAAATAACATTACAGCTCGTATTGAGTCTCAAACTGCTTTGGCTGTTGAGCAACCAGCTGCATTAATTTACGGAGACTTTACTGCAACTGCATAAGTTGTAACTTCTTAAAAATTAAAAGCCTATGCAATTTGTATAGGCTTTTTTTATAAATTTGTATAAATTAAAATAACGAAGACATGGAAAACTATATTGTAATAAAAGAATTCTTTAAAATATCTGAGCAAAAAACTTATAACGTTGGCGACACAATAGAATTATCAAAGGAAGACGCTGAGAGATTTATAAAAAACGGAAAGGTTGAAAAACCAAAAACAGTAAAAGCTAAAAAATAATGGCATATTTAGACGTATTAACACTGGCAAGGGTTAAGAACTATTTAAGAATAGACGAGGACCTTGAAGAGGACGACAACGAAATCACTTCCATGATTAATGCGGCTTGTCGTTTTGTAGAAAAAAGAACGAATCATATATTTTATGATCGTGACGTTACTTATTCAAATCAACTAACTTTAAAAGTTTACGATTATCCAATTAATGAAATTGTAACTCCAGCGGATCCGATTGTAATTCATTTTTCGACTTACGATGTATTTCCAAACGAAACAACGGTAACTTTAAACGTTGGTTATGAAGACCCATCAGACGTCCCAGAGGAGCTTTTACAGGCTTGTTTGCAAATGATTAAAGTTTGGTATTATGAAAGCGAAAAACAAGTCAATACAACTCTTATTCCTGAGGCTGCAATGCAAGCTATTGACATAAACCGACGATTTGTATGACAGGGAGAGAACTTAGTAAAAAAGTAGAAATATTTAAAACGGAAACAGCAGACGACGGATTCGGAGGTTTGGTGACTCAAGAGGTTTACATTGGGAAATTTTGGGCGACAGTTAAGCAAAATAATTCTTGGAGAGATAATACCTTAGGAGGGAATTATATCAAAGACAATTACATGTTTAAAATTAGAGCAAACGGATTAATTGAAGACAACAAAGACAACTTTTTTATAGTTTATAAAACGAAAAAATATTACGTCAATGAAATATCTTTTAGTGATCATTTATTTAGGTTTTTAGAAATTACCGCAAATGGCAAAGGAGTCGATTAAGGGAATTGATCAGGTTGTTAAGGAGCTTCGAAAAATTGGCAAGGATATGGAAAAACTTATCGATGCCGAAACTTCCGACATTGCCGACCAAATTGCTGGAGATGCAAAAAGAATAGCTCCGGCAAATATGGGTAAATTAAGACAAAGCATTTATCCAACTAAAATAAAAGAGAGCAATTATAAAATTGTAGCTAGTGTTCCGTATGCTCCTTATGTTGAATTTGGGACCGGAGGATTAGTTAACGTTCCAGTTGGTTGGGAAGATTTGGCTATTAAATTCAAAGGAAAAGGAATTAAACAAGTTAATTTATTTCCAAGACCTTATCTTTATCCGTCTTATACAAAAGGTAAAAAAGATTATTTAGAAAACTTAAAAAAATTATTATCAAAATATAATAAAAAAATTTAGTAATTTTGACGTATGATAACAGTCAACCCAGATAAACACATTAGAAAAGCAATTTACGACTTGTTAAATAACATAGTTGTATCTGGTAAAACTATAAAATGCTATGACGCTAGGGTTTACGGAAATCAAGATGTGACGGATTATATTATATTAGCAAATCAAACAAAAAACGTTGACAAAGCTACTAAATGCGAATATCGTTGGCAAGGATCGGTTTTAATTGAAATTTACACTAGAAGCTCAAGCAGTAGAGTTTTATTAAACGATATTGAGGAAGCCGTTACTGAATTATTAACGCCTAAAATATCAGTTGATAATTACGAGGTTATTTTTCAAAATATAAATTATCTTACACAATTAGAGTCTTTTACAGACACAGAAAATATTTACCGAAGTTTATTAACTTTGGAATTAACATTAAACTAAAAAAATAAAAAAATTATGGCAACACCAATCAAAGGAGAAGTTGGAATTCTTTACGTAGCAGACGGAGCATCTTACAAGCCAGTAGCTTGTTTGACTTCAAACAGTTTATCAACAGCCGTTTCGGTTATTGAATCAAACACAAAATGTAATCCTGGAATTACAAAAAAACAAGCTGGAATGTTCAGTTATACATTAGAAGCTGAGGGCGAGTATATCGACACGACTTCAGTAGGAGGAGATGACACAAAAGCATCTCACGACTTTTTATTCGGTATTCAACTTGCAAAAGAATTAGTAACTTGGAAATTAGTAACTGGAGTTTCAGGAGCAACTTATTACGGTAGTGCTTTAATTTCAGATTTATCTTTGGATATGGGTTCAGGTGATGACTTAGCAACTTTCTCTTTGACATTAGACGGAGACGGTGAAATCGTAACTGTTGATCCATTAGACTAAATAAAATCATTAACCAAACAATCAAAACATGAATAAAGTAGTATTATTAGACAAAGAGTTCCATTTTGGAATAGGATTTTTAAATGAATTGTTAGACGGAACAGGTTTAAAACTTGACGAATTAGGCACTCAAGCCGATGCGGTTTTAATTCCTAAAATGGTTTATTATTCATTAGCTTACTCTTATAAAAGAAAGGCTCAGGAAATTGATTTTACTATGTATGATGTAAATGATTGGATTGATGAAAACGGAGGAATTGGAGGCAAATTTTGGACTGATTTCCAAAAAGCTTTTAACGATTCTATGTATAAAGACGTCCCAGTTGATAATAGCAAAAAAAAAGTGAATCCAACGAAATAGATTTTAAGGCGGATGTAATCGCTTTTGCTTGTGGCGAACTTGGAATTTTGCGTTTGAGTGATGTTTATGATATGACTTTTGCGGAATTCCAAATTCGCCTTTTTGCGTATAAAAGAATGGAGTTAAGAGAATGGGAAAAGGTCAGACAAATAGCTTGGAGTGCATTTATAGCACCGCACCAAGACCCTAAAAAGCTGCCAAAATCAATTGATAAATTTATGAATTTAGGAGGCGGAAATAACACAAATAGAGGAGTTGGAATTGAACAAAAGGAAAACTTCTTAAAAGCATACAAAGAATATTTAAACCAAAAGAAAAATGGCTAAATTAGAAGTCGAATTTGGAGCTGACTTATCCCAGTTAAAAAACAAATTAGCAGAGGCACAAGTCCTACTTGAAAACTTAAAAAAACAAAAAAGTGCAGATTTTAAATTGGGTCTCGACACTCTTAATTTGCAAAAGCAAATTAATGACGCAAAAGCTAACATTGCTAGTTTAACAGGTCAAATAAAAAGCAACGCTTCCGCAATGGATACCAATACCAAAGCAACAGCCAACGGAAGCAATACATTAATGCAATTTTCTCGTATTGCTCAGGATGCACCTTTTGGGATCATGGGTATTGGTAACAACTTAACGGCAACGGCTGAAAGTTTTGGATATTTAGCAAAAAGCTCTGGAGGAGCTGGGAACGCATTAAAAGCTGTCGGAGCATCTTTATTAGGTCCAGGCGGTATTTTATTGGCTATTTCATTAGTAACTACTGGATTAACTGTAATGGCTCAAAAAGGCATTACAATAAGCGACGTTTTTAATAAACTTAGCGGAAATTTTAGTCAAGCCGGCCAAGACATTAAAAAAGCGTACGAAGAAAGCACAAAGTCAGCTCTAGGAGAAGTTGCATCTATAAAAGCAGTTATTGCAGTAGCACAAGACGAAAAAGCCTCTAGACGTGATCGTTTAGCAGCTGTAAGTGAATTACAAAGTAAATATCCGGCTTATTTTGGTAATTTATCAACCGAGCAAATAATGTACGGTGATTTATCAAAAGAAATTAAAGACGTTGCAAAAGCATTAATTGATAAGGCAGTTGCTGAAAAAGTTTCTGAAAAAGCTGGAGATGCTGCTTATAAACAATTAGAATTAAATGCTCAATTAATAAAAGCAAAAAAAAATCTAGCAAATGCTGAGGAAAATTATTTAAAAGCAGCTAGAAGTAGCTCTGGTGCTGGTGTTGAGCCGGCTCTTTTGGCAATTGACAGAGCAAAAGCTGGTTTGCAAGGTGTTAGAGATAGGATTATTCAAAATCAAAAAGAATTATCCACACTTCAAAACATATTAAATAAAACAACCAAAAGCGAAATAAGTCAAAAAGGAAACGAGGCCGAAATGAAAGCGGCGGCGGCGGCTGAAAAAGCACGATTGGCAGAGCTTAAAAGAGCACAAGCTGAAAGGGAGAGAGAGGCAGAAAAACAAAGAAAAAAAGACTTAGAGGAACAAGCAAAATATAATCAATCGGTTTTAGACGGGCAAAACGAATTAGCCGCTTTGAGTGCTTTTGCAAAATCGGAGGAATATAATAGTCAAAAACAACAAAGACAACAATCTTTAGACGAAGCAACTGCTCAAATACAAGCTCACGAAGATTTTTTGGCAAATGTAGGAAAAACTGAGGCGGACAAAAAAGCCGCACAAGACCAGGCCTCTTATAGTGCTAGATTAGCACAATTAAAAACATTTTTAGATCAAAAACTAATTACTCAACAAGAGTATGACGCTCTTGTTTTTGAAGCTGCAAAAAATACAAATGCGGTATTAAAACAATTTGACGCCGATGTTTATGCTTTAGTAACTGGCTCAATTTCTGACACTTTCGGACAATTAGGAACCGTTATTGGAGAAGCACTTGCGACAGGTGGAAATGTTTTAAATTCAATGGGGTCCGCTTTGTTGCAAGGATTAGGAAAGTTTATTTCAGAAATGGGAGGCTTGCTTATTCAATACGGAACAATGGCGGTTATAAAAGGTAAACTTGACACTGCAATAGCTGTCGGTGGTCCTGTTGCTATTGCGGCCGGATTAGGTGCAATTGCTGTCGGTGTAGCATTAAAAGCAATCGGAGGAGCTATTGCTGCAAAAGCAAAAGGAGGTTCTGGAGCCGCTGTTGGCGGAAGTGGAGCGTCAGGACAAAGAGGCTCGGTTTCAACAGGAGCTGACATTTCAAGTCCGACAAGCTCAGTTTCTAGCGGCGGAACTTTTAACAATAGCGGAGGAACAGTTGTTTTTGAAATAGCTGGACAAAAATTAATTGGAGTATTAAATAACACAACGCAAGGAAATCTTAGACTAGGAGGCAGCGGATTAGCTGGTTAAATTATGGCTGTAAAAATAATAATAGACTTTTTAGATAATCCTACAATTGGAAACGCATTTAGTTACACGCTATCAATTGAAGCTGGTGACATTTTATATGATAATGGCGAAACCTTTTTAGACTTAAATTATATTTCAGGTACAAACGAACCTTTGTTTGATATTCAACAAAAATCAAACAAGCCTGAGACAATAAATAATACTTTGCAATTCCTACAAAATAACTGGAATCACCCAAATATTACTTACGCTAAAGTTAACGATACGATTGAGGTTGTAGTAAATATAGACGACGTTGCTGTTGAATATGGGGAAAACTTAAACGAAGAGATTGCAATTAGTGACGAATTAATTACGCCGGATGTTGCTAGTTTAATTTACTTTGCTGAATATACAGATCCAGAAAATGTTGATTATTATATTAGAATTTATAAAAAAGGCTTTACCGGAACTGCAACGCAAATAAATGGTTACGGTGTTTTAAAATATGGTACCGCAAAAAACTTATTAGATCCAATTCGAGGAAATGGTTTGGATTTAAGTTTGGAGGCGGATTTATCTTTGACATTGGAAGACTTATACACGGAAGACGAAAATCAATTCTCAGTACTTTTTTTGCGTGGAAATAAACTTTTATTTGAGGGGTTTTTAAAGCCGGACGGAATTTATCAATCTTTTGTTAGTGAGCGTTGGATGTTGTCTTTGACTTGCGTTGACGGCTTAGGTATTTTAAAAGACTTAGCTTTTGTAAAACCTAACGGATTTCCTTATACTGGTAGGATGAGTGCAATTGACGTAATATTCAATTGTTTAAATAGAACAAATTTAAATTTGCCAATAAATACAAGCGTTAATATTTATTACGAGGGATTGAGTCCAACGGATTTATTAGATCCATTAAACGAGGTTTATTTGAGCGTTGACAGGTTTAAAAAAGACGATAAGGACACGATTATGGATTGTCAGGAAGTTCTAACGTCTGTTTTAAATTTATTCAATGCAAATATTTGTCAAGTGAATGGCGAATGGTATATTTATAAAGCAAATGAATTATTAAGAAATCCGTTAGTAAAATTTAGACACTATTTGAAAAATAATAATGCTTTTGAAAAAATAGTTACTAAAAATTTCGCTCTTACATTAGGTAGTCAAATAAACAATCGCTATCCGCATCATGCTGGAGGAAATCAACAAATAGAGATAAAAGGATCAGTTTCTAGTGTTCGAATGAATTATAAATATGGTTTTGCAAAATCATTAATCACAAACCCTAATTTAGATCACGAGGGAACAACTTACGGAGATTGGTCTATTCCAAGCGAAAATCTTATTGTTTTAGATCCTTTGAAAACTCAGGGTTTAATGACTAGAACAAAATTAGGAGGTTTTGTTGATCCTACTTTGTTTCCTATTGCAATCTCAAATAATGTTCCATTAAAAGCAAACGATTCAATTTCAATAAATTTAAGAGGAAATATTTTTAATTCACCAGTTGGAGGAGAGGCAAAGTTTAAAGTAACATTAACAGACATAAACGGAGCTATTTCTTACTTAAAACAAGACGGAAGCTGGTCGGCTACTGATTCAAGTTTGATATTTGCAGTTAATCCAATAATGAACGTGACAGTAAAAACTAATTTATTACCAAGTGACGGAGATGTTAAGATTACAGCATACGAAGCAATACAAAGGAGTGCCAGTACATTAGGAGGAATTTATGAAATAACTTTTGCGGATATATTAAACGTTTCAACAACTGCTTCTAGTGGAGCACAAGGCGAATCGCATACGGTACAAAGACAAAATCGTCCTAGTAGTATTGCGGCTGAAAGTATTGAAATATTTAACGGAGACAGCCCGTCGTTAATTTATGAGGGTGCTATTTATCAAAATGACGAAGTAACAAATACATCAAAATGGTTTAGACGTGGTTTTACTGAAAGTAAACCAATTTTGCAAATAGCTGGAGAGGACAATTTAAGAATTAGCCAAAGTCCGGCAAAATTATTTTCTGGAGATGCTTACGGTTTTGTTCCTTATTTATCAGTTATTACAATCGATTCGCTGAGCGGGGTTTTTATGCCTATTGAGTGGAGTTATAATACAAAGTCAAACATTGTTAACCTTAAATTATTAGAGGGCTTTACAAGTGAGTTAAACGACATAAAATATAATTTAACTTTGGATTATGGAAATACAGTTAAACCGACAATTACGTCTTAAAATTTAATACATTTGTATTATGATACATTACAAAGGCGAAGAGCGAATTCTATATTTAAAAATAAACGGCGAATTTTTACCAATTGGCTGTTTGTCTGAAAATTCATTTAGTGAAACCGCTGAGTCATTTGAAACTACAATAAAAGGCGAGGCAAGTTGGAAAACCGACAGAATATTAAGTCAATCTTATACTTTAAGTTTTAGCGGAATTCAAATATTAACTAAGTTTTTAAATACTGACTTTTTAAGTTACGACACTTTAAAAGATTTAAAACGAAGACGTCAGTTATTAGAATGGAAAATAGACGGAGATAATTTCCCAATTGTTGATTCAGGATATTGTTATATTACGGATATTTCGGAGTCGGCTGTTGTTAATGAGTTGCTTACATTTAGCGGAACTTTAACAGGTTTTGGAGAACCTAGAATTGGATTAGGAAATATTCCAATTGATTGCGTTTTAAGTGATTGGAGTGATTGGAGTGAATGCTCAGGAGGTTTGCAAACTAGAACTAGAACGATTGTAACTTCGCCACAATTTGGAGGAAATCCTTGCGGTCCAACTATTGAGACAAGAGATTGTCAATCACCTTTGCCGCCAATTGATTGCTTAGTTTCTGAGTGGAGCGATTGGGGACCATGTATAAATGGATCACAAACAAGAACTAGAACAATTTTAACAAGTCCGGAAAATGGAGGAGAAAGCTGCCCAGTTTTAAGCGAAGTTAGAACTTGCACAACTTTACCTTATACAATTACGCCTAGTGTGATGACTTATTTTGTACAAAGTACCGGAACTAAATACGATACAACGACAATTTCTGTAAATATTCCAAGTGGTAATTTTAGAATTGGAGTAAAAGTAAGCACTGGAGTTGCAACTGCAACGGCTTCTATTACAATAAATGGAATTACAAGAACAATAAGCAACTCAACAATAAATTTTGCTTATTCAGACTTTTTAACGTTGCCTCAAGGAACTTACAATAGTACAAATTTGAGTTTGTTAGTAGCTCCACAATATGGAACAGCGGTTGGGGATTTAGTAATTGAATACGTTGCATAATATATAAATATGGAAAATTACAAAGGAGAGGATAGAATTTTATATATAAAAATTGACGATTTATTCGTTCCGATTGGATGTTTAAGTGAGAATTCGTTTTCTGAAAGTGTTGATACAATTGACACCACAACTAGGGAAAACATGGGTTGGACTTCGTCAAGACCTGTAATGCAATCTTATAGTATTTCATTTAGTGGAATTCAAATTTTGACAACAACAGATGACGGAGACGATACAAAGGCTAGTTACGATAAATTAAAAAGTTTAAAGAGAGACAGAGTTTTATTGGATTGGCAAATAAAAGGAAATAATTTTCCTATTTTAGATTATGGAAAATGCTTTATAACCGATTTAAGCGAAGCAACACCAGTAAACGAGCTAATTACATTTAGCGGAACTTTGACAGGTTATGGCGAGGCTTTTACAACTTCAGTCGATAGCACTTACTTATTAAGCAACGGACAAAATACGACAATAGTAGAAGACGGAAATACTAATTTAATAAAAGTTACATAAATGGATTATACATCTATAAAAGTCGGTCAATTGCCGACAGACGAAATTTCGGGCGGAAATTTTATACCTCACGAAGTTGCCGGAATATTAAAAAAAGCAACATTCACAGACTTAGCCGCTTTTATTGGTGCGAGTGATGCCGTAGGCTTTAAAGCTGTTTCCGTTTCAAATGGAGACACCTTACCAGCAACAGAGACTCAAGAGTTTATACTAGTAGGACCAGGAACTTATAATAATGTTGGAGGAGGC